CTGCTAGTGGAACTCATGGCTACTTGTGATTTTCTATGACACCCTACGATTTTGTTAAAGAAATTCAGTTCGGAAAAAACGACATCATGACGGACTCTCTTGCAGAGAAGGAGTATGTGCCGTTTGTAATAAATCGGGCGCTCTCGTATGAATATGATTGTGTGATGCAAGCGAATGAGATGAACAGAAGGCATCATCTGGACAAGGTACTCCAATTTCACTATTTACTCTGCACAGTCCGTTCCCGTAGACGTGCGTTCCAGAAATGGGCAAAGCCAGTGGGAAATGATGACCTTGAAACGGTAAAAGAGTTTTATCACTTCTCTGATAAAAAAGCCATCACAGCACTGAAAATCCTCTCCGAGGATCAAATCAAGTGTATCAAACAAGCCTTGGACAAAGGTGGACTTACAGGAAAGCATAAATAACTTGCACTCACCTAACACTATGAGGTTATTATGCTCGACTTATCTACCTGCGTGGAAATCTCCCTCAAAACCCCCGATGATTTCCTTAAGGTCCGCGAAACACTCTCCCGCATTGGAATTGCCTCACGGAAGGACAATTTGTTGTTCCAATCCTGTCATATCCTCCATAAACGACAACGATATTACATACTTCACTTCAAACATTTATTTGCTCTTGATGGGAAGCCCACGGACATATCAGATGATGATGTTGCAAGAACGAATACCATTGCCCGTCTTCTTGCTGATTGGGGACTCCTGACCATCTTGAATCCCTCTGTAATGGTCAATATTGCTCCTCTCCATCAGATCAAGATTCTCACACACAAAGAAAAGGGCTCCTGGACATTAGTACCAAAATACACGATTGGAAAGAAACAACCCCCACACACTTGACTTTTCTGAAATATTATGATACAATTTCCCCACTAATACGAGGTCGCTTATATCGTCAGTAAAAAGGTGCTGTGTCTCAACACAATCTCCTCCACTAAAAAGGAATGATGCACCACAAGAAGGCATCTCAGGCGTAGACAAACAAGTATCCCTGATGATGCTGAAATAGTGAGCAGGCTCTCCATAACTGGAAACCTGTGAGGTTCATAAATCGAAAACACCGACTTATGAAACTGCGTTACTCATGAGAATGAGAAGGACACTCTTAATCGGGGAGACCGCTAACCTGCCCCGTCTGTATAGCAGAGAGTGGTGTTGACACGCCAATCCTTTTTTGATAGCAAAGTTTTGCCCATTTGAGACCAAGCGGATTATAAGCTCCTGAAAAAGAAACTCGTTTCCGAACGAGCGAACCCCGTGAGCGTAAGTTTCCTGTAGTTCCCTAAGTTTCCTGTAGTGTCACTTGCGAACTTTGTTCGCGTTCGGAAACGATCCTCTATAAATAATGTCTAAAATCTAGGGGATGTATAATTTGCCACGGCATCACTGCATACCTAAACATGAATGGTTAGAACGTTTTGGTAACCTTAAAGGTGTCAATGCAAAAGACAATATATGTAATCTCACAGTCGCTCAGCACTCAGAAGTCCATTTACTCCTCTATGAATTGAATCATAATGAATATGACCTTATTGCTCACCAAGCCTGTGCAGGGATTCTCCTAAAACGCAAAACTCAACAAGAGAAGAAACTGAATCCTCCAAAGCGAAAGAAAAAACATTTACGTCGCAAAAATAGTTGGCATATATAGCAGTAGGAGCTTATGAACTATGAAGATCACAACTAAAATTCTCTCCTTCATCCATAACTATTGGATGAATCCGAGTAATCGAGTCATAATCAAGCACCCCGACTGTAAACGTGGACACTATCACGATGCAGATTATATCATGATGTTTGTAATGTTCCAGATGGTTGTGAACTTTATTGAAATTGAATGTGGTGCACTTTTACCAAACCAGTGTTTCGAAACCGGATGGAAGAAATGGTTCCGAAGGGTTTCAAATTTACCATTGCTCCACTGGTTCATCATGCCTCCCCGTAATGCTCTGCGTGGTTTGTTTTATCTTAAATGGGAGATGAGTCTTAAGGATCACCCAAGACAAGCGCAATGTGCAAAAGAACTCTTCCTGCTCTATAAATTTTGGAAGCACACTCGACCCCGACGAGAAGAACCTTTTGCGGAAGCGTATACTTTCACTGATGAAGAAGAGGGGATAGGGAAGAAATTTGGAGGGTGTTCTCTTCGTTATTCCGCGTTTCTGAAGAGGTCGGGAGATTTGGAAGAACAACAGGATCAAGAAGACCAAGAGATGTTGGTGAAACTGATTAACATTCGAAGAAGTTTATGGACATAACAGGAGAACAACATGAATCAATTGTCGGAGCATTTTAGCCTGAGTGAATTGACACGCTCAGATACCGCGGTACGTTTAGAAATCGACAATACCCCATCAGAGAAATATATTGACAATCTCAAGCTGTTGTGTCATAATATTCTGGAACCTGTTAGACGTGTATGGGGGCCTGTTCGTGTAAATTCAGGTTATCGAAGTCTGAGTTTGAACATGTCGATAAATCCCTTCACGTCAACAATTAACAATCTATCTAAACATTGTACAGGAGAGGCGGTTGACTTTGAGGTTGAAGGGGTGGGGAATGCGGAGCTTGCTCAGTGGTGTGTGGAAAACCTCCCAATTTGGGACCAAATTATTCTGGAGTTCTATACACCAGGAACACTGAATTCTGGATGGGTGCATGGTGGTTTTGTTAAGGTTGGGAATCGAAGAGATGTGTTTACTGCCGTGAAAGATAATGGAAGAACAGTCTATAAGGTGGGAATTTTGAATAAGTTCTAAATAGGGACAGAGGGGTTAGTGTAGTATAACTCGTGGGGGGTGTGTTGTATGAAACGAATCGTATTAGCTTTCATTTTGTGCTTTGTTCCTATGATCTCATATGCCCAAACAGCAGAATTGTCTTGGACTCCAAATAGTGAAACTGATTTGGCGGGTTACAAAGTCTACCGGGGGAATGGTGTGTGCGCGATTGGAGCATTACAGCCATTGATTGTGAATAATGTCCCTGTAACTGTACTTGTTCCATCCTTCACCTATAGTGACACAACCGTTCCGAAGTTTGATGGGGATTTGTGCTATGAAGTAACTTCTTTTGATATAGCCGGAAATGAATCTCTCCATAGTATCAGAGCAACAAAAACAGTGAATCTAGTCCCTCCATCTGTCCCTGTTGGATTGAATATAGTCGTAAAACCTTAGAGCAGAGGTTCCTCTATGAAGAAGATCATCATTTTGTTATGTGTGTTGCTTGTAGTGATTTTTACTTCACAACCATATGCTGAATCTGCCAACAAGACACAAATTAGTGCGGAACTGTCTTGGACTCCAAATAGTGAACCTGATTTAGTGGGCTATAAAGTCTATCGCTCAAAAATTTCAGGAAATCATGTTGTGGGTGCATTCTTAAAGAAGATTTCTTGTGCCCCCAACAATACGAACTGTTCCAGATTCATCGATTTCGCAGCTAGGGGAAAGACATTTTACTATGTCGTCAGCGCGTTTGATAGCAACGGGAATGAAAGTGTTTTCTCAAAGGAAGTAGTTGCGACCTATTGATTAAGGAGGTTGATTATGGATGATGCCGCAGAGGATGTGAGAGAGTTTCAAGAGCGAGTGGGGCATGTGGATGGAGCATTGGTGTTCAGTACTCCAGAAATTCAAGACCTGTATCATACGTTCGTGGAAGAAGAGTATAAGGAATTTATGGATGCCACGGATAGTGACGCCCATAAGTTGCAGGAAGCGATGGACTTGATTTGGGTGACATTAGGATATTGTAACTCTCGTGGGTGGGATGTCACTGGGGCATGGGACGAATTGTTCCGTTCCAATATGTCCAAACTCCAGGTTGACGGAGTGACGGGGAAACTCAAACGCCGGGATGATGGAAAGATTCTCAAACCAGAAAATTGGCAGAAGCCAAATTTCGAGCCTTTTGTGAACGGCTGTCCGTTCTCCTCAACGTTCTCGCTGTGTCGATGTTTACGGAATCGAGTAGAATGAAACAAGGACGTACAATTCTGAGCGGAAAAATAGTTCACCTTATCAAGGAGGTTTTGTTATGAGTGTGAAGCTTATTGTGTTCAATAATGGATTGCAGATTGTAGGAGATGTCGTCGGTAAGGATGTGGAGGCTGGAAAGGTTGTGGTTGAAAAGCCAGTGCAGGTCATCATGGCGCCATCAAAGGATAGGGGGGGGAATGATTCGGCAACACTAGGGTTTGCCCCCTTTCTTCAGTACAGCGTCCAGTGGAAAACGGGAATTCCGTTTACTGTTGCAGATATACTTACTGTTGTCGATCCCCTGAACGAATTGGTCAGTTCCTATAATAGTACATTTGGTTCAGGAATCATTCTTCCACCTGGGATTCAGTCATCATAGAAGTTGACATACCTTCCGAAGTGTGATATCCTATTCTCTCATATGGATTCACAATGGGGGGGATTGAAGTATGAAGTTCTATACGAATGTCGCATGTCAGGACGATCACATCTACTATCGTGGAGTAGAGGATGGACGGCGAATTCACCGTAAGAAGGTGTATTCGCCGACCCTTTTTATTCCTGCGAGTCCTGCTTCAACACCCACTGGCTGGAAAGATTTACAGGGCAATCCTGTGGATGAGATTTCCTTTCCTAGCATTGCGAAATGCCGAGAGTATCTGAAGAAATACGAGGACGTGTTCTCGATATTCGGGAATACAAATTATGAGTTTCGGTTCATTGCTGATGAGCACCCCGAAGAACTCTTGGAGTATGATGCTTCACAAATTGTGACTGCGTTTATCGACATCGAAGTTGATACTGAATTCGGTATGCCGATTGTGGACACTGCAAAGAATCCTGTCACTGCTATCACTCTCAAATTCTCCAATGATCCAAAGTATTATGCGTTTGGATGCAAGTCCTTTACTCCCCATCGTCCTGATGTCATGTACATACATTGTACAAGCGAAGTCGAACTCCTCACATGTTTCATGGAACTGTGGTCAGAGAAGTCTCCTGATATCGTGACGGGTTGGAACGTCAAGACATTCGATATTCCCTATCTTGTGAATCGTATGATAGCGATGAGTGAGTTTGGGGAGTCTCGCACCCGTTGGCTCAGTCCGTGGGGAAAGATCAGTCTCCGAGAGGAAAAGAATCCCTATGGTAAACCCGTTGTCACGTATGAACTTCTCGGTATTTCCACCCTCGATTATCTGCAACTCTACCGTAAGTACGGAGAGAAAACAAAGCAGGAGTCCTACAAGCTGGATCATATAGCACATGTGGAACTCAAAGAACGCAAATTGGATTATAGTGAATACGAAACGTTGCACCACCTCTATCGAGACAACTTCCAAAAGTTCATTGAATACAATATCAAAGACGTGGAACTTGTTGAACGACTAGAAGCGAAGGGTGGATTGATCGGTCTAGCGATTATTCTTGCGTACAACAACAAAACAAATTATGACGCTGCGTTCTTTCAAGTGCGTATGTGGGAAGCGATATGTTATAACTTCCTGCGACGTGAACATGTTGTGATTCCTCCAAAGAAACGGGAAGAGAAGAAGCAAGCGTATGAGGGAGCATATGTAAAGGCTCCGCTTGTTGGATTCTGGCGTTGGGTGATGGGACTCGACTTAACAAGTCTCTACCCTCACTTGATTATGCAGTATAACTTGTCACCAGAGACTTTGATCGAACCGGACCAATACACTGACGCGATGAAGGACGTGATGAGTCAGGGAATCACAGTCAAGAAGATGCTCGCACATGAGATGGACTTGAGCGGATTGAAGGACTGCACAGTAACACCAAATGGACAGTTCTTTACAACGACGCGACAGGGATTCCTACCGAAGATTATGCAATTGATGTTTGAGTCTCGCGTCATTTACAAGAATAAGCAGCTTGCCGCGGAGAAGGAAAAGGAAACATGCACCGATCCTGAGCGGAAGAAAGTACTGGATGGGTTGATTTCTCGTTACGGGAATCTTCAGCTTGCGAAGAAAACTGGACTGAATTCCGCATATGGTGCCATGGGTTCAGAATACTTCCGATTCTTTGATATCCGTATTGCCGAAGGAGTGACACTTGCAGGACAACTCAGCATTCGATGGATTGGAAATTGGTTAAACACGTACCTCAATGATATCTTGGGGAATAAGACGAAAGATCAGGATTATGTGATTGCGAGTGATACGGATTCTGTGTATTTGAATCTGGAACCGCTTGTCAAGACAGTATTCAAAGATACAAGCGACGTGCAGAGGGTCATTAACTTCATGGATCAAGTCTACAGAACAAAACTCAAGGGAGTCTTGGAGGTTGGGTATCAGAAGTTAGCTGAGTATACACATGCGTATGCACAAAAGATGAGTATGAAGCGGGAAGCCCTTGCGGATAAGGGTATTTGGACAGCGAAGAAACGTTATATTCTTAACGTATGGGATTCAGAAGGTGTGCGCTATCGAGAAGCGAAGATGTTGATTCATGGACTGGAGGCGATCAAGTCCTCAACACCTAGTGCATGTCGTGACAAGATTAAAGATGCGCTTAAGATCATGTTGAATGGTACGGAAGCAGAGTTGATTGCGTTTGTGGATAAGTTCAGAATTGAGTTTCGTGGACTTCCATTAACTGACGTTGCATTCCCTCGCGGTTGTAATGGATTAGAGAAGTATGCTGCTAAGAGCGTTGTGTTAGAAGATGATGACCCCCTACACATGTTCTGTGGAGAGGGTGATGTTCTACCAACAGCGATATATATTACTAAGACCCCTATTCATGTCAAGGGTGCGCTAGTGTATAACTATTGGCTCAGGCGTCTCAAGCTGGATACGCAGTACGATTTCATTCAACCTGGGGAGAAGGTTAAGTTCCTTCATTTGAAACCACGCAATCCTTTTGAGGATGAAGTCATAGCCTTCGTTAGGCGCATTCCTGCGGAGTTCGAATTGGAAAAGTATGTGGATTACGACGTACAGTTCCAGAAATCATTCCTCGAACCCCTCGAAATCGTTTTGAAGTGTATAGGATGGCGCTCTGAAGAATCCTCAACATTAGAAGGATTATTTTAATGACGAGAAAAGAGATACTATACGTACAGATGATGGAAAAAGCAGGTGAGATCACTCAAGAAGTGTCAAAGTGTTTGAGTTTTGGAACATCACAAACTTTCCCTGCTAAAGAGGGAAGCAACGAGAGCCGTTTGATGCAAGAGATTATTGATCTACTCGCTATCATAGAATTGTGTCAATTTGAAGGATTCGTGCCCGCTTGGCCAGTTGATGTAAGAGAACGCATGGACGCAAAGAAAGCAAAAGTTGCAATGACAATAGAACAAAGTACATGGAAATGACATGGATAGGGAAAGTATCATGAAAAAGAATTTTCGTGTCGTCTCATTACCAGGCATCCAAAACGGACATCATGAATGTCATTGTAATCGCTGTAATAAGACTTTTCTTTATTCTGATATGATTTTTGGTCGTTTCAATGACAGCATAGATCGTTTGAGGTGCGATTGGTACTGTCCTACAGAAGATTGTCATGGACGTATGAATGCTGGAGTGTATTTTTTGACAGTTTCCCATTGATTACCGACTCAAACTGTGCTATATTGAGAGGATATTATGAAACTAACATATGAAGAAATTGCTGAAATGGCGTATGAGAACAACCGAGCGTATTGCCATGCTTTGGGAGATTACTCTCAAGCACCGTGGCGCATGGTGGCAAAAGAGATCAAGGCTTCCGCGATTGATGGTGTGGAGTTTCACATCAGCAATCCTGATGCCAGCCCCGAACAGTCACATAACAACTGGCTGAAGTTCAAGCAACTGGAAGGGTGGAAGCATGGGATTGTCGAAGACCCCATCAAGAAGGAACACTCTTGTTTTTGTGCTTACGGAGAGTTGCCACTTGAGAAACGGGTTAAGAATTTTCTGTTTTGCGCTATTGTTGAAACGCTCAAAACATTCTGAGGAGATAACACATGTCATTGATGGATCGATTGAAGAAAACGAGTAGGATTGAGATTGCGAATGTCTTGGGTGATTCTGAGATATTTGGAGAACGACAAAATATTCCAACCGAAGTTCCTATTATCAACGTCGCTCTTTCGGGAAGTCTCAGGGGAGGCTTAACTTCAGGTGTGACGATGATTGCCGGTCCTTCGAAGCATTTTAAGACAGGAATGGCGATGCTGTTGATTCGTGCATTCTTGAATGCTCATCCGAAAGATGGAGCGATCTTGTTTTATGACTCAGAGTTTGGATCACCACCCGCTTATTTCAATTCATTCGGGATCGATATGACAAAAGTGTTTCATACTCCGATCACGAATATCGAAGAACTCAAACATGACATCATGGTACAATTAAAGGAAGCGAAGCGCCATGATCCTCTCATGATTATCATTGACTCTATCGGACAACTTGCATCAATCAAGGAAGTTGAAGATGCGATTGAGGGCAAACAAGTACTGGACATGACGAGGGCGAAAGCATTTAAGTCTCTATTTCGTATGATAACCCCTCACTTGAGAATCAAGGACATTCCATTAGTCGTCGTTAATCACTCCTACAAGACATTGGAGATGTATAGCAAAGATATACCTGGAGGAGGCACAGGAGGGTATTTTGCTGCGGATACAATTTGGATTGTTGGACGCAAGCAAGAGAAGGTAAAGGATGAATTGTCGGGCTATGAATTTATTCTGAATAGTGAGAAGTCTCGATATGTGAAGGAAAAGTCAAAGTTTCCTGTTTCTGTGAGTTTTGATTTTGGAATTGATCCTTACTCAGGATTGTTGGAGAATGCACTGGAAGCGGGATTTGTGACTAAACCGAATGATGGATGGTATCTGAAGAAGGGCGACAAGACGAGGTTACGAGCGGCAGACACAAACAACGCGGAATTCTGGAAGGATATTCTAGCAGATGAGGAATTCAATGAGTTTATTAAAAAGAAGTATGAAGTGGCTCATGGGTCTATTCTGGCCAGTACAGAACCAGACGACGATGAAGCCGCTGATGAAGGAAAATGAGGACTATTGCTTCACGGAGATTCCTCTAGGGGATGATCTAGTGAGTGCAATCAAGTTGCTCAGGGGTCCATTTGAACACGTTGTCTATTATTATGGACACGTCAAGATTGTGCCCGAGGGAGACGTGCATAAATTGGCGTATCAGTTTACGATATGGGATTCGGCAAGCTTTACGAGAGATCAGTTGACGAAATCGCAAGAGTTTATGACACATATCGGTGACGTGCTGGTAGCGATTATTGCAGATGAAAATAAATCAGGAGAATATGATGGTCCGACTAGAATCGACGATACTCAAGAACCTGATTTACAATGAAAACTACATGAGGAAGGTTCTTCCCTTCCTTCGTGCAGATTATTTCAAAGAACCCACGGAACAGCTTCTTTTCAAAGAAGTAAGTGCGTTTGTGGACAAGTATAAGAATCCTCCGACGCACGAAGCTCTCATCATTAACTTGACAGAATCGCATAGCTTGAAAGAGGAACAAATCCGTGATGGGATCGAACTCCTCAAGCAAGTCCATAGTGGTCGTTCTGAACCCACTGACATACCGTGGCTGAACGATCAGACGGAGAAGTTTTGTAAGGATGCTGCGTTGTATAATGCAGTGTTAGAAGCTGTTGCTGCACTTGATGAGACGAAAGCAGGGACAGGCAAGACATCCAAGGAAGGAATTCCCGATCTTCTTATCAAAGCCTTAGGTGTATCATTTGACCCTAGTGTAGGGCACAACTATCTGCTCGATTCGGATAGACGATTTGAGTACTATCATAAAAAGGATAACAAGATACCATTTGATCTTGAATTCTTCAACAAGATCACGAATGGGGGATTCTCTGACAAGACGCTGAATATCTGGCTTGCGGGAACGGGTGTGGGGAAAACTCTTTTGATGTGCCATTGTGCAGCCTCGCAACTTTTGCTTGGGTATAATGTCCTGTACATCACAATGGAAATGGCAGAGGAGCAAATTGCGAAACGTATTGATGCGAACTTGCTGAACGTCGACCTTAACTTACTTCAACAGATCACAAAGCCGGAGTATGATGCGAAGTTTGCCGCGCTACGTTCTAGGGCGCACGGAAAGCTGATTATCAAGGAATATCCGACAGCATCAGCATCAACACTGCATTTCCGTTCATTGCTCAACGAACTTGCATTGAAGAAGTCCTTCAAACCCCATATCATTTTCATCGACTATCTGAACATTTGTGCATCCTCACGAATTCGTATGGGTGGAAACGTCAACTCTTACACCTATGTCAAAGCGATTGCAGAGGAGTTACGTGGATTGGGGCAGAGTGAAGTGGTTCCGATTGTATCCGCGACACAAACAACCCGCGCAGGATTTGGGAATTCTGATTTGGAACTTACGGATACATCTGAATCGTGGGGATTGCCGCAGACAGCGGATTTTATGGCTGCGATTATCAGCAATGAGGAGTTAGAGCGTATGAATCAGTACATGATTAAGCAACTTAAGAATAGGTATCTGGACAAAGGGGTGAACAAGAAGGGAATGATTGGTGTGGATTACTCCAAGATGCGATTGCATGATATCGCACAGTGCGCCCAAGCAAACATCTCTGAGTCAGGGCAAGAGAAGCAAGCAGAGCGTCGTCCATTTGAACGGGTTGTACGAAGTTTCAGGGGGGTGAAAGTATGAAAAAAAGTTCCATAGACTCATCCATCATACCCTTTTCCACGGTCTATGAAGATGCGATACCTTCAATGCTATGTGAAAAATTGATTCGGAAGTTTGAAGAGAATGAGGGAAATCACCAAATAGTCACATTGGGAACCGCGGGGCTCTCACGTCGATTTACCGAGATCAACATTTCCCTCCATTGGCATGATGAACATGAATTGTTGGTGAACCTGATACATCCATTGTGGAAAGCATATATGGCTAATCACCATATCGAATATCTGGTGCAGTTTCCGAAACAGTTTGGATATGAACAGTTCCGCATGAAGAAGTATGAGCCAAATGATAAGGATGAATTTGGTACACATACAGACGTTGGAAGTTATGGGACTGCAAGACGATTTCTTGCATTTCTTTGGTATTTGAATACGGTAGAAGTGGGAGGGGAAACGACCTTTGGATTGGATGTAAGCAAACCTTCATTTGTGATTCCCGCAGTTCAAGGACGAGTGCTCATGTTCCCCCCTCTGTGGACACATGTGCATCGGGGTTGTAAGCCGATTAGCGGTTCCAAGTATATTGTGTCAGGATACTTACACTATATCTAGAGTGCATAAATAGTTATTGACACCTCCTTCTAATTCCACTATACTAGAAAGCTACTTTAATCATGAGGATATTATGGAATCGTGTGATTGTGTCGTAGGAGCCGTAACAGGGTACAAGTGGGATCAAATCAAGTATTGGGCGAACAGCCTTGATCGTTGTGGGTTCACGGGCAAGAAGGTTGTCATTGCGTACAATCTTGACGCAGCAACAGTGAAAGAACTCACGGACCGCAATTATATTGTCATTGGATTTCAAAAAGATTCTCAGGGTAA